CACGAATGTCGGCTCGCGTCTGGCCTTCCGCGGCAAAATCGTCCGGGCGCAAAGCGTGGCAGCGTACAAGGCGATACGCGAGGTGGCGTAAGCGCAAAGCGCCAAAGCGTGGAGCGAAGCGACCAAAACGAAAGAACGGGATTCGGATGGTTTCCGAATTCCATTTAAAAGGTATTCAAATACCGGCGAAGCCGGCCGAATTTTTTTAGAATATTGATAGGGTAGGGGAATACAAAACTGAACTGATTTGAGGGTAAACGACCTCAATTTAACTATGTAAAGATAGTGATTTTTGTTGATATTTGCAAGTTATTTTTCTGTTATTTTTAGCTTAGAATTGACCAGTTCAAATGGAATAAAGAGTGCTTTAAATTATACGCTTCGTTTTGTGAAATGAACTTTTCATTTTGAAACGCGCGAACATTTCGATTTGCGGATTATACTTCTTGACCAAGATGGGTGTCATAACTATGTTCATAGAAGTTTTCAGGATAACTTTCCACTTCATATGAATTATTGTCCTTACTTGCATCAGAGATTGCTTTATCCAGTTCTTTTTCAAGTTCATTCTGAGCAGAAGAAACATATTCGGAGGGCATTATTATGTTGAAAAGAATTATCTGGTCTCCGTTTTGTGGTATTATATACGATAAGCCTGGTATTATATTTCCGGTGCTTTCATCTATAATTATTTCATAATCTCCTGTTTTTATTTCGAAAGTAGTTACATCAGCTTCGTCATTTTTCTTTTCTGGCTTATCGTAGTATTTAAGTTCGAAATCTCGTCCTGCGAGTTGCCCGCTTTCAAATGAAACCGATAAATTTTTACCATCAATTATGCTCTCTTTGTCAAAATTGAAGTTTTCAATTTGAAAATACC